TCCTAAAAAAAGTTCTACTAAGGTAAGAGTACCTAGCAGTAAATATAAGCAGCCGTAAAGTCCTGCTATTCCTAAAAGTGTTTTGATTAAATTTTTCATAGTGCAAATATACAGCTTTTTAGTTAATCACACAATTATAAACAAGTTTATTTACAAAGTTATTAACAATTAAGGTGTTTAACTCTAGGACGAACTTTATAGCTTGTCTAGTGTATTAGTATTAAAAAGAAAAGAAAGTGCCTAAAACGGCTATAGGGGGGTGCTAAAAATAGTGTACTAGCCTTGCTATTTGCCCTGAGTCTTTGGAATGGATGAATCCTTCTACTGCTTTCTGTACTCCACAGAAGCCTTTACGATTGTGCCAACTATCAGTTCCACTAGGTGAACGCATATATTCAACAGTAACACCTATAAAGTCTTTAGCATCTAACCATTTGTATTTTACTTTGTGATGTATGTGGTGAAGATACCAATATCTGTATTTTGTTTCAGCCCACATTAAAGGTCTATCGTTAGCCATTAACATAGGTAGCTTATCCATCTTAGCACCATCACCGTGTTCAAGTCCTATAAGATTAGAACCATACTTGTAATACTTTCGGTGTGATACTGATATATCAAATGTTACATCTTTAGTGTTCCTGAACCAAGACTTTAAAGAGTGTGCTAAATGAAAGCCACTTTGATAATCGTGATTAGACATTGAGTGTACTACATCTACAGGAGCAACTTGTCTTAATATCTCAACACATTTAACGTATAGTTTTAAAGCTACTTCAAAGTGTTGCCACCATTTACCATCAGCGTCTTGTGGTGTTCCTGCTGTGGTTGTATTATATACATTGTCAATATGTAGTATGTCGTTCCCTACACAAAATAAGACTCTATCTATACTAAACCCTTGAGCCTTGCTAATAAGTCCTGTAACGCCTTCTAAGACTCTATTGTATGCAATCTCTGTATTGTAGTCATCACCTGTTTCTAAAGCAACCCCTAGTTTACCAATATGAATATCAGCAGGGTTTATAACTAAAAGGTGTTCACCTTTAACTCTTTTAATTGTTGGATAAGTTGGTGCGTGATTATCTATTAGATTTTTAATGTCTTCTAATAAATCGTTTTGGTCAGTACCGTATTGTTCTTTGGTAACTATGGAAAAGCGCAAATCACCTCCCATATTCTGCCAATGCTTAACGCTTACAATATCACTCTTATCAATACCTCTATCTTTAAGATGTATGTCTAAGGCTGTATTGCCGTTAATGTTTGACAAGTCCTTTCCCCTGCTTTCATTGATTAGCTCAACTTCTTCAAGGGAAAGTCTTAGTCTTTTTCCTTCTTTTGCCAAACTATTTCTTAGCTACGTCAGCAATACCTTGACCTACGATAAGAACTAAGATAGCGTGATACAACTCTGTTGCAGTAGATTGGTCTACTCCTAAATAAGTTACAAGAGCAGGTACTACTACTGAACTGATTGCGTACCAAAATTTCTTAGACTTTAACATCTGTCCGATAAGGTACTTTTGAAAGAACTTTTTCATAATTATTTATTTTTGATTATTAAGTTAATGTTTTCGCCGCCTAAATTAAGTATTTCTTTCATAACTAAGTCCATAGCTAAGGTTGAGTTATAAACAACGTCTTGTTCACTTCCTAAACCGACCAATATACAGCCGCTTGTATCTTTAGGAGTATTGCCTATGTGGAATAAGATATAACTTCTATTCTCTACATCTTCTACAAGTAAATGTAAATAGTCCCTTGTAGCTGATTCTCTTGCTAGTCTAAGCCTTACTTTGTATTCTCCTTTAGGAATGCAGCTTACGTTCTTCTTGTTATTTATCCAAGGGTTTTCTAGTGTGTCACAGAACCTTTCTCCATTTATAAAAAGCTCGCCTATTGTAGACTTATCTGAGAATGTGTCTCTAATAATAAGAAGATTAATTGTAGTCAAATTAGATTGAATAGGTGGCATAGATTTTAACGCCCTTAACTTCTTTAATAAAAACTTTACGCACTTTAACATCTTCTGTAATTTTAGTTATATACTTAGGATTCAAGCTGTTTAGTTTTCTTTTTTTCATCTGTTTTTTTTATGAAACCACCACTTGTCTACAGTATAAATTATAGAAACTAATAATAAGATTATCTTTAAAGCTACCTCAATATTTGTGAAGGTTGTTACGCTTAGAATTGTTGCGTTCACTCCCACTACTTCTATTGTTTCCTTTGCTATCTGTTTTATTGGCATCTTTTAAGTATGTCTTTAATTTTGTAATATTAATTGGTTTTGTCTTGTAATTTTTCTTCATTAATCAGAAGCATTTAGAAAGTTTCTCAAAGTAAGTTTAGTTCCTTGTCTTGGTGTTTCAAGATTCATATTATTGTAATAATTTTCTCTTGACGGATTTACGTCAGCACCTGTATTTGTCGTATATTCAGGAAAACTTGCTGTATTATTTCGGATGTAGTCTATAAGCCTTTCTCTATAGTAACTCGAAGTATTTAATATTTCTTCCCTAAAGCTTTGAGCTTCTTCCGTACTTAAAGCATTTCCAGTTTCAGAAGTTTTGGAATAGATATTGCCGTTCTCTACTTTGTGCCTAAGATAATTAAAAGCGTGATAAAGACTATACGAGGGAAGCATATCCCCTATATAGTCATCTAGCAAAGTTTTGTAAGCTGCATTTGCAGGAAGGTTTACAGAACCTGCTACAATTAAGGTTTTTAATTTATTGTTAAGGTCAGTACCTAGTGCAGTTTCAACATAGATTTTCTGTGCTTCACGAACGAATGGGAGTAAGATGTCCACGTCCACGTTAAGATTGATTGCGGTGCTATCCTTTAGCTTCGCTTCTGATATAAATAGTACATAGCTCATAATTATCTTGGTTCTAAAAATCCGTTATTTTTCATTCTTTTTGGTGGTCTTGCTACTAAGTTGTCATTCTTTTCTGCTGTAAATCCTTCTGACCTAGCTTTTGTATATCCTATTAATTGACTAGAAGATATTTTACTTTTTGCTCCCCTTAAAGAAGTCTTGTATATTTGTCTTAGCCAATAATGATGACAATTACCACCACCTTTATAAAGCCATATACTATAAGTGTTAGCTCCTCTCGGCCCCCAACCTGGATTTACTGCTCTATTTCCCATTTGTAAAATATCTTCCTTTCGGTATATCTTTTTAGATGAATCCATTAATTTGCAAAAATCTCTAGTTTCTCCTTTTTGTGATAAGAAATTATCTTGAGTGTATACATAACGAACTTTATAAAACTCATTATCTGACTTATTAGTTCCGTCTTGCTTACTTCTAGCATTTGGTCTAGCTGTTCCTGTACTTGCCAATTCTAGCTTGTCATTAGCAATTTCATTTAAAACATCTTCAAAGTCAAAGTCTTGGTGTTCTCCATCTACTATTTCTTCTTCTATTAGTTCCCATTCTTCAGGCATATCTTCTCCAAACTCTTCAATGAACTTAGAAAGCTCTTTAGCTTCTTGATGTCCTTCACAAGCCATATAGACTGTCTTACCCTCGTAATCGTGTTCGTGATACCCTTCACACCCTAAAGTCTTTGCACTCGCTAAGGCTTCTTCTATAGTATCAAAAACAGGCTTTCCATCAATCATTCCAACTTTTGAAAAGTCTAGAGTTTCTTCTTCAACCTCTAAAGGTGGCAATCCAATTTCTTCTCTTATTTCGTCTTGTGTCATTACTTCTCTAATAGTCTTAGAGTCAAATTGTATTGTTATTGGTTTAAGCTGTACGAACTGAATAGGCATATCCATATTGTTTACCTGGAATATCTTGTGTAATACTTTTAATATTTGCCCTTGAAATGGCATAACCACAGTATTGAGGTAAAAATTAGAAGCGTTTAAAAGCTCGTCTGCGTTGCTTGAGAACCCATTAGCACTATCCAAGCCCATAAGTGTCTTAGACGTCACCCTATGCCCACTGAGGATGTTGCTAGTTAAAAGTTCTTGGAGTGCTAAAAATTGTTTATCTAAATCTGAAGGACTGATAGAAGTTATTTCAGGAACTCTAGTCTTATCATCTGAGAAAGTCAAAACGAATTTTCCTGCATTCTTTTCAGATGTAAATTTAGCTTCTAAACTTTGTTCTATTTGTCTTCTCTCTTCTGCTGTCGGTATTCCGTTAGCAAAACTAATCATAAACGAACCTGTAAATCCGTTAGATATGTTATTGAGGTGGAACTCAGAAACTTTAGAATCGATTAAAGCCCAGTTGTTACAACTAACATAATCAGGAGTATAATACGAGTTCATATTAGGACTATAAAGCCCTGTGTAAAGAATTTGATTAGGAGAAGTTCTATCGTTTACATTAAATGCAGGAACTCTATAAGGCTTGTTCATTCTTGTATTTGCCCAATCTCCTGAAACATAGTAACCTCTAGTCTTGCCAAATTCGTCAGGACGTTCACATCTAATTTTTTCTACAGGAATATGATAAATCTCAGCTATCTGTGTTCTGTCTTTTGACCATACTATATTAAGAGCAAACGCACCTTGAAGCTTGAAGTCAAATGCAACCTTTTTCAAGACCTCGTGTAAAGTTTCATTTCCGTTAGCATTATTCATAAAGTTCTGAAGCTTAACTCTTGCTTCTTCATCTCTATCTTCTTCATCTGTTATTACAATGTCTTCTCCACTAATCATTTCAGCAGTAGCGTTTACGATTGCAGCCGTTATAGAACTTGAATAGTAAAGGTCAATTAAAAACTGAGGGTAAAGGTTTCTCCATTCGCCATTAGCGTCGCCGTACTCAATGTAATCCTTTCCTCTAACCTCTTGTACTAAAGGAGCTGTTGACGTGCTTAAATCAATGCTTACAATTTTATCCATTTTTATATATTTGCTAAGTAAGTGTTTATATTAGAAGTCAAAGTTGAATTTTGAGTGTCATAAATTTGAACTTCAAAAATTTCTCCGTCAAATGAATTATTGTCTACTGCTCTAATTCCTATTGCGTCAATATCTGAAGTCCCTGTAACTGTTGCTGAACTTGCCTGTGGAACTCCATCAACAGTAAACCTGACAATATCTAACGCATCTCTTATAACTACTACATAAACGTCAGTCAAAGTGTTATCAACTACTGTTAAATTTCCTAACTGTGCGTCAGTCTTAACTCTTAAATTTGTTGCACTTGTAATTTTAAAATACTCATTTGAAGAAGTATTATCTCCTATAATAGTATTATTACTTCCCGTTGCATTCATTTTAAAAGCTACAGTAAATTCACCGTTAAAACTCATTTGAGTAACAGTTTGTAAATGGGATGAATTAGAAGAATCAAAAGTTAAAGAACCTGTAGCTGCGTTATATATTGGTCTTTCGTCAGAAACGGCTTGCTCCATCTCGTGACTGTTTCCTGAAGAATCTTCCCAAGTTGTAACCTCTAAACCGTTTAAACCTATTCCAACTTTGTTTTTATACCAAGCAATTAGATTAGAACCTTCGTCAGAAGGACTCCAAGGAGTAACTGTTCCTGTCTTTTTCGTTGATACTAGACTAAGAGCTTGTTTTAAAGCTAACATTATAGTGGTTGTTCATAGTAACAAACAGCTAAACCACTTGTTAAAGTTATAGCTGTTACGTTAAGAAACAAAGTTGTTCCTGCTGCTACAGTCGTATGTAGACTTGCTGCTGAACTACCTGCACCTGTTTGAATGTTTGCCGCTGCTATTGAAGCTATCACGCTTTCAGTTACAAATTGAATTGCATAATAGTTTTTTCCTGACATAGCTGTTGTTGTGATTACATCACATCTATGTTTTCCTAATTGTTCTGATAAGAGTTGTTGTACGTTTTCTATTGCCATTTTTTTTTATTTAATCGTTATATATATAATTCGTTCCGCTTGGATTTTCGTTTTGTGTGTATTGTACTTGTTCTTCTCCTACTTGTTCGCTTACCAATAATTTTCCAATCTCTAAAGGAAAGTCTTGTTGAAAATAATCTCCTGAAGAATTGTCTTGCGCTCTCCAACCAAAGAATATGCTCCCTTCAGTTACTTGATTATCACATAAACTTGTGGGATTTGAGTAATAATTATTTGACGCTAAAATAGACTGTGATTCAGGAGGAACAGAACTTGATAAAGGATGGAAATCATTATAAGTATCTATTAAAGACCCACCCTTCCAAAGCTCAACAGTATAAATTTTCGGTTGAGATAAAGTATAAGTTGGCAATATATTCATTTGTACCGATTCAGGCTGAGTTGTTATGATATGCGTATATGTAATATTTGCATTATATACTCTAATTTCAGAACCAACTGCTGCTATTGAATTTATAAAGTATGTGTTAGTATTTACATTTCTAACTACTCTTGTAAAT